CCCGCAGCCCGACGATGAAGACTACCCGGCCGGTGAGGCACCGGACGACTTGTAAGCTTCTCGGCCTTTCCATCGCGTCCTCCCCGTGAAGTGAAGTAATCGGCCCGTTGCCATTGTACCAAGCCGCAGCCCCGAGAGATCGCGGGCCGGTCGCGTTTCGCCCCGGAGAATCAGCATGGAACACAAATCACAAGACCTGACGCTCGAACTCAAGGGCGACGACGGCGGCGAGTTCTCGGCCTACTTCGCCACGTTCAACGACATCGACCACGGCAATGACAGGATCGAGCCTGGCGCGTTCAAGAACCTCGACGAGTTCGTGAAAAGCGGCTGGATCGGCCTGAACCACGAGCACGCCCGGCTGCCCGTCGCCTATCCCGTATCGGCAATCCAGGACGGCAAGGGGCTGCTCGTCACCGGCCGCTATCACTCGACGGCGTTTGCGCAGGACGTTCGCACCGTGGCGAAGGAGCGGATGCTCGCGGGCAAGGCCGTCAAGGGCAGCATCGGCTACCGCGTCACGGACCACGAGAAGATCGACCTCAACGGCAAGTCGATCCGGTCGCTGAAGGGCATCGACCTGGCGGAATGCAGTTTCGTCAACCTGCCCATGAATCCCGCCGCGGAGTTCGTCAGCAGCAAGTCGCTCATCAGCCTCGACGAGATCAAGGCGTTCATCGACGAGATCAAGGCCGGCCGCGTCTTGAGCACGGCGAACCTCTCCACCATGCGCGGCTGGGCCTCGACGCTCACCGACCATGCGAGCCAGATCAACGACCTGTGCAATCAGCACGATCCAATGTACCTCATGCCCCCCAAATCACTGTCCGCCGAAGCGGCGGATCTCCACCTCCAAACGTTGGCGTTGTGCGCCAAATTTGGGCCACTTCCTCCCTCACCTGGAAAGGGGTGAATCGATGCCTACGCAGGCACAGACCCTGGGCGCACAACTCGCTGAAAAGCAGTCGGCGCTGCAGAAGTTCTTCGAGTCCCACAAGAGCAAGGAGGCCGACCGCGCCTATGACATGACCACGGAGGACGTGGAACAGGTCAAGGCGTGGAACGACGAGCTGAACGACCTGGGCAAGAAATGGCAGGAGGCCCGGTCGCTCGAGGAGATCGACCAGAAGAATCGCGACCTCGGCACCGACCTTGCGCGGGTCCAGAAGCCGCGCTTCGGGTACGAGCAGCACCAGCAGGCCGCGCTGGCGGTCGAGAAGTCGCTTGGCGACGTGATCGTTGCCGCGCTGTACGACGAGGACGGCAAGTGCCGCAAGAAACAGGAGATCGAGATCAAGGATTTCGGCATGCCCGAGCTGAAATCCCAACGCGACCTCGAAGTCAAAACGACCATGACGACCTCGGCGGGCTGGGGACCGGCCACGATCCGCACCAACAAGACGGTGCTCTCGGCCCAGCGCCCGATCGTGTTCATGGACATCCTGCCGACCGTGCCGCTCACGACCGGCAACGTCTATGAGTACATGCAAGAAACCACGTTCACGAATAACGCGGCGGTGATTGCTGAGGGCGGCACGTACCCCGAGTCCGCGCTGGCTTACACGCCCGTAGACGCGAATGTCCGCAAGGTCGGGACGTGGATTCCGGTCACGGAGGAGCAGCTCTCCGACGTGGACGGCATCCGTGCCCTGATCGACAACCGGCTGACGTACATGGTGATGGTCGCGGCCGATGGCGAGATCCTCAACGGCGACGGCACGGGCGTGCACATCAACGGGTTTTTCAATCAGGTCACGCAGTCGCAAGCCAAGGGTGCCGACCCGGTGTTCGACGCCATCTTCAAGGCCATGGTCAAGGTCCGCACGATCGGGTTCGCCAACCCCGACGCGGTCGTGATGCACCCCGACGATTTCACCGACATCCGGCTGACCAGGACCGCCGATGGTCTGTACATCATGGGCAATCCCGACGTGGTCGGCTCGGATCGGCTGTTCGGCCTGCGTACCGTGCTGTCTACCGGCGTCGTGGTCAACACGGCGATGGTGGGCGACTTCGGCACGCACTCGGCGCTCATCACCCGGTGGGGCATGGACGTGCAGGCGACCAACAGCCACGACGTGAACTTCATCAAAGACATCTGGGCCATCAAGGCTCGGATCAGGTTGGGCCTTGCCATCTATCGCCTCACGGCGTTCTGCAAGGTCACGGGCGTCTAAGGCTCGCTTCGCGCGAGAGGAAGGAGAGCACGAGATGCCTATCATCGAATCTTCGAGTCCCGGCCGCGTCATGGTCAACGCCGGGGCACCTACCGCGGGCACGTCCGAAGTGCAGACGATCACGATCGGCGGGACGCCCACGGGCGGTACGTTCCGCCTCAGGTACGAGGGCTCGACCACGGCCGCTATTACGTGGAGTGCCACCAACGCAACGCTCGTGGCCAACATCGACGCCGCACTGGAGGCGCTGGCCACGGTGGGCACCGGCAACGTCACGACTGCCGTTGGCACCATGACGGCGGGCATCGGCACGATCACCGTCACCTTCGCGGGTGCGCTGGCGAACCGTGCCGTGAGCACGATCACCGTCACGGACAACAGCATGACCGGCACCGTGCCGACCATCGCGGTTGCCGAGACCACGCCGGGCGTGGACACCACGGGGTTGAATGCCGCGCCGGGCCAATTCCTGAGCGATACGACCAACAAGATCGCTTATATAAACACCGGCACCCAGGCATCCCCGGTCTGGACGAAAATCGGCACACAGACGTGATGACCCCTCCCGAAAACAAGATCGACACGTACCCGATCCGCGAAGGCACGTGCGAACTCTGTCTGTCGCAGCAGGTGGTGCCGCTGCGCCGCGCGATCGTGCACGGCCGGGTGTACGACGTGTGCTCCGGCTGCGTCGTGTTCCTCGAGTTGCGCAAGGATGACGACCCGATGGAGACCAAGGGCTCATGAGCATCCAGGTCTTCAGGGCCTACCAGGGCAACGACGCCGTCTTCACCGGCACGTTGTCATCGTCCGTGGCCTTCACCGGCAGCGAGACGATGACCACGAAGCTGACGACGGGCGGCACCGAAGCCGCGCTCGCCACGCTGACAACGTCCTGGCTGGACGCAGCTGCCAAGACGATCACGATAACCCTCGCGGGCGCAGCCTCGACGCTGCTGCAGCCCGACAGTTACCTGCTCATCGCGAGCGAGACCGGCAGCACGGCGACGTTCGTCATCGGCGTGCTGCAGTTGTTCCCGAATGCGGGCGGTGCGGGCGGCATCAGAAGCCTTTGTACCGTCCCGCAAGCCTTGATCATGGCCCCGGAACTCCAGTCGTACCAGGCCCATTTCGACGAGTTGCCGGGGGCGTTGGAGCAGGCGACCGTGGCGTGCGAGACCTACGTACGCCGCAAGCTGCTGCTCTCCGACTTCGACCGTCTATATTCCAGGCCATTCCCGGGCAACCGCGAGTTGCGGCTGGATTCCAGGCCGGTCCTGCCGCTCGACACGTTCACCTATGGCTCGAGTGCGATCACGGATTACGAACTGGACGAGCAGGAGGGCGTGATCACGTTCGGATACAACTGGTACCCCAGCTTTTCCTCGGGCTGGCAGGATACCACGATCCACGCCGTGTACCGGGCGGGTTATGCATACCTTGCTTCCGATATTGCACTCGGCTATCCCGCCGTGCCCGCGGACCTCAAACGGGCCTGCGCCATGGTGGCCAACGCGATGATGAGCGAGACCGATTTCGCCGGCCCGATCGGCAGTCAGGCGATTCAGCGGAGCGGGGTCACGCACAGCTATACGACGAAAGACCATACCGGCGTTACGACCAGCGTCATACCCGAAGCGGCCAGGATCATCCTGGACGGCTACAGCGAGGCGAATCGGGGCGTCTGCTGATGTTCCCCCCGTTCCCCACGCTATTGCTGCCCCCGCCGCCGGTCATCGACCCGACGACCGCGGACACCGTGCGGATTCGCCGCATCGTGTCGGAGACCTCGGGCGCGTCCGGTGCCAAGAGGCCCGTCTATTCCGGCTGGTCGACCCCGATCCCGTGCTTGATCAAGGGCATGAGATCCGGGGACACCACCGCACCCCAGATGCTCGAACGGACGGTAACCACGTATCAGGTCATTTTCGAGGCATTCCCCGACGTTGGCGACCGTGATCAGCTCTCGTGGGATGCGCTCGGGAAGATCCTGACCGTCACGGGCGACATGCCGGTGGGCGACCCGACCGTGCGAACGTGGACCGTCTTCGCGGAGGAGCACCCGTGAGCCGGCTCGAGTGGAACGGCGACGATGCCAACGCCTACATCCGGGGCCGGTCGCTGGCCGCGCTTATGGTGCTGGCTGCCGAGGGCGAACGGCGTGCGAAGGAACTGGTGTCGATCCAGGGTCCGCCGCGTTCGTCGCCGGGCTCGCCGCCGCACAAGGACACGGGCAACCTGCACGACAGCATTACCAGCGAGGTGGACGCGGGCCAGATGGCGGCTCGGGTCGGCACGGACCTCGATTACGGGCTTTTCCTGGAGGTCGGCACGTCGAAGATGGCGGCTCGCCCGTGGCTGCGCCGGTCGCTGATGGAATTGACCTCGCGGGCCGATCAGGTGCTCGCCGCCGGCATGGGCGATGAGGGTGCGACAGGTACGTCCGTGGCCGGCAGGGCGGCGAGTTTCGTCAAGCGTGCGGCCTCGCGGGTCAAGAGGTTCTTCGGCAGATGACGGGGACCATCGAATCCATCCAGACGTTCTGGACCGGCTCGTCCGTGGCGGGCATGTTCAGCGGGTCGAAGCTCTGGCTCGGCGTGGCCCCGCGTGGGACCGACTACCCGTATGCCGTGCTGGTCGAGGTCTCGGCACCCGTCAGGGAGCAGACGACCGATTACCAGGTCGTTGACGGTTTATATCAAATCTCCGTCTTCAGCGACGACATGGATCAGGCCCGGTCCCTCGCACTCCAGGTCAACCGGGCGTTCAACAGGGCCGTGCTGCCCGATTCCACGCTCGACAAGCCGATGCGTTGCTTCGGCGGCGAGGTCAGGACGGACCCGCGGACGAGCATGGGCGCGGGCGGCTCGGACGCATGGCACTGCTACACGGAAATCGAAGTCCTTTCTCAACGTTAGGAGACAACGTCGATGGCGATCACCGGGTCTGTGACCGGCACGTTCCAGTTCAACGATCAGCGGACGGTCGGCCTGAACACCGGGGCGAACATCCCGGTCAACTTCGCGCCCACGATCTCGTTCACGGACGGCGTCGGGGCGCTGCAGGCAAACCTCATCTATCACGGCTCGCTGGTGCTGTCGGCGGGCGTGTACAACTTCGACCTGGCGGGCGTGCTGACCGATGCGTTCGGCACGTCAGTCGCGCTGGCACGGGTCAAGGCGCTCGCGTTCAGCAACGACTCGGCCACGAACATCATGACGCTGGGCAACCACGCCACGGCGGCATGGGCGACGTTCCTCGGGGCCACGTCCACGATGGTCATCCGGCCGGGCGGGTTCTTCATCGCGAGCTGTGCCGACGCCACCGGTTGGGCCGTCACCGCGACGACGGCCGACATCCTGAAGATCGCGGGCACGGGCACCGACGCTTTCCGCATCGCCGTTGCCGGCGGGCTTACCTGAGAGGAGATTTGATCGATGTCGATTGCATTATCGGGAGTTCTCGGAAAGGTCGTTGCCGGCGCAACCGACATGGATGTCTCGGGCTGGACGTTGGACCCGGAGGTCGAGACGTTCGACTCGACCACCACCGCGGATGCCGGGTGGGAGAGCACGACCGCTGCCGCGAAGAAGATCAGCGGTTCGTTCGATTGTTTCTATAACACGGCCAAGAAACCCACGGGCAGCGTGGCGGGCCTGACGCCGGGGAATACCGTGACGCTGCGGCTGGACGCGACGACGGGCGAATCGTTCACGGGTAGCGCCTTGATTACGAAGCTTTCCATCAAGAGCAAGGCCAAAGAGTCGATCACCGTCACGGCGAGTTTCAAGAACGTGGGAATCTGGACATATCCGTCATGAACGAACCGGCGCTCACGCAACTCTCCGACGAGGCACCCGAGATCACGATCTCGGTCGGGGGCGTCTCGTATGGCTTCTCGGAACTGCCGCTTGACGACATGGTCAAGATGCAAGGCTGGATCGAGAAGACTTATCTACACCCCGTCCAGGCCATCAGGCCGCACCTGGAGGGGTTGCTCGCGGAGGATCGTCAATACCTGCTCGAACAGGCCAGGAAATCGGCCCCGATGTGGCCCCCCGAGGTTGGGACGAGCGATGCATCGCGGCTCATCATGTCGTCGCCTACGGGTCAGGTGGAGGCCCTGTACTACGGCCTGAACGTGCATCATCCCGGCACGACGAAAGAAGCGGCCGAGAGATTCTATCGCGCGTTCCGGCGTGAGACCACGAGGCGGCGCGACAGGTATAGCGTGGCGCTCCTGTACGCGACCATCTTCGGCAACGAGGAGGTCAAGGAGCTGGCGATCAACATGGAAGATGCACCGCACAAGGGGGATGATAGCCCCCCAAAAAACGGGAGCGTCCCGGCGGGAGTCGTCGGGTCATCCGATGGCATCTCTACTTCAGGGCGGCTGAGCAGCGATTGAAGATGCGCAAATGGGAGATCGGGCGTTACACCCTCACGCAACTCCTGAACGCGCTGGACACGTCCGATCCGAACGACCCGCACGCGGGCGGTATACCGATCAACTCGATTGATGATCTAGAGGAGTTACTGGGCTAGTGTTCAAGCTTGCAACGCTATTCGTCGATGTCGTCGCGAATCAGAGCGGATTCGACAAATCCCTGGCGGCGATGGGCGGCATGCTGGGCGGGCTGGTCGTCGCCACGAACAGGATGACCGATCAGGGCTCGAACCTGATCGAGACCATGAACAAGGTTGATGTCGCGTTCGGCAATTCCGCGGGCACGGTTACGGGATTCGCCAACGAGATGGCCGATAAGTTCGGGTCGGTCAAGAATGTGACGCTGGACGCTGCGGCCGGTATGGGGCTCATCCTCCAGGCCGCGGGGATGACCAAGTCGGAGTCGGCGGGGCTGTCCATCCAGCTCGTCAGGCTGGCGGACGACATGAAGTCGCTGTATCACATCCCGCTCGAGGACGCGCTGCACAAGATCGAGGCCGGGCTGGTCGGCCAGGCGAGGCCGCTGCGGGAATACGGGGTGCTGCTGTCGGCCGCGGCCGTCAACGCGGACCTCGTGGCGCACGGTGCGACGAAGGTACACGGGCAGTTCACCGAGCAGGAGAAGGTGATGGCCCGGCTGCGGATCATCACGGACGGACTCAAGGTGGCGCAGGGCGACCACGCGAAGACGATGGACCAGTATGCGAATCAGATCGACATGGTGAAGGGGAAGATGGAGAACTACACCACGAGCATCGGGGCCGGCATGGCGGCGTCCAAGGCCAACTTGATGGTCACCGTCGTGGAGAAGGGGATGTGGGCGGGCTGGACGGAACATTGGGACGATGTGGGCCGGCAACTATTCGGGGACAAGAATACCCACTTCCAGAAGGGTGCGGACATCGCGGCGGGCGTACAGCACGGACTGACGGCCGAGATGTTCAAGTTCAAGCCTCCTCCACTGTTCCGCGAGTATGGGACGGAGTCAGTCATAGACGAGTTGCAGCAGGAGAAGAACGCGCTGGACGAGTCCATGGAGAAGAGTAAATACGGCTATGACGCGACGAGATTCTTCGGGGAAATTTCGGGCTATGACATGATGAAGCCCGAGGAGCGCTCGATGGAGGACAAGCGAGAAAAGGCCGAGGCTAAGGCCGAGAACGAGTTCCTCAAGAGCTTCCTCGGCTTCGACCTCCCCGAGGCAAAGCACAAGCGGAGCAAGATGTCGAAGGAGCACGAGGAGTACCTTGAGCATCCCGGCGGCGACATCGATAAGAAGTTCAAGGAGAAGGCCGAGTCGATGGGCGTTGCCGAGTTCGCCGCGAAGCTGCGGATGGAGCAGAAGGGCGGGGGCGTGCCCGAGAAGCAACTCACCGAATTGCAACAGATCCGCAAGGCCGAGATGGAGCAGGCCAAGAACATGGCGAAGCTGCTGGAGCGCGGGTTTCCCGCGGTGCTCGGCTGATGGGCGTCCCGACGGTCCCTTATAAGTTGATCCCCGACAGCTATTCCATCAAGGGGGATGTGCGCTCGGGCTATCACGTCCAGGCCAAATTCCTGCTCGACTGGTCCGATGCGTTCACGTTCGCGGATCAGATTTTCGGGCTGGCGCAGGCCACCACGGTCGGGCCGATCACCTGGACGCTGCCGTGGAAGTTCCCGGTGACGAACGCGAAGCTATACGTCTCTGCGTTCGACATCAAGCCGATCGGCGTGAACGCCAATCCGGCCTCCATCCCGAACATGGGCCTTGCGCCCGGCGAGTATTACAAGAAGGCGATCGCGACGGTCGAGTTCGGGACGCAGCCGTACACTCAGGACAAGACGGCGGACGACCCCGGGAACAAGCAGCAGCTCGACCCGAACAACCCGCTGACGGTATGCACGCAGAAGGTGAAGATCACGGGCAAGATGGAGACTCGCAAGGCGGGCTCGTACCTGTTCGCCGCGTTCACGCCCGTCACGGGCGATTTCGGCGTCGTGGTGCCCGAGGCGAATCTCATCCTGAACTTCCCGCGCGTCCCGTACATGCCCTGGCAGCTCATCCAGCCGTTCATCGGCACCCTGAACGACGCCGCGCTCCTGAACTGCGCCAAGGGCACGTTGATGCTGACCGGCATGGATACCGAAGAGGTCAGCACCTCGACGGGCATGGGCCAGCAGCTCCAGCTCGAGTACGCTTACAACTCGCTGGGCGACTGGAACACGTTACCGAAGCCTGATGGCACGATGGCGCTGGTCTACAAGCTGGGCCTGTCGAACACGGACGCGAACCGTATCTACCTCTACAAGAATCACCTCCAGATATTCCAGGCGATCAACTTTGGCTGAGGTAAAGGGCAATTTCAAGCGCGGCGACGTGCTGCCGGCCGAGTGGGTCAACGAGGTCTCGGAGGCGGTTGGCATCAGGGTGCGGACCGGCGCGGGGCTGGCGTCACGGCGTGGCCGGAGAGAGATCCAGATCACGGGCATCGCGGAGGGCAACCGCTCGCTCGCCAAGTCTACATCGACGTTCAATATCGCCTCGGGCAGCACGCCGAGTACGGGCACGCTGGACCTGTATTACATCGACGAGAGCGGGCCGACGATGAGGACGACGGGCGAATCGGTGGCGGCCTATTGTGCCATCACGAAGGCGCAGACCTCGGGCAAGGCGATCAACTCGGGGCAGTGGTGCTGGGCCGAGAAGGACCGATTCGGCATCTGGTTCGCGGCACCCCTGGAATGCACCTGACATGCTGATGATCGACCCGTGCTGTTACGCCCCCCCGGCCACTAATAAGACGTTCACGGGCTGCTCGGGCCTCGTCCTGGCGAATTACCAGATCCGCATACGTTCGTCGTCGGGCGGGACGATCCTCGAGACGTTCACGACCGACGCATCGGGCGTGGCGGGCATCACGAGCACCGGGACCAAGTGGGTCGAGAGTACGGACGGGCGATTCTCGGGCCAGTCCGTCTCGCTTGCTTCGGCCACGATCGCGCTCTGGACCTCGTTCCAGGGTGGAGTCGGTGCGTCCTACTTCTGCGCGAACTGCTGCGCCATCCCGTGGCAGCGCACCATGACGTTCACCAGCGGATATTTCGGCTCGGCCACGTTCGACCAGTCCGCAACCTCCCCGTACCAGGGCTGGTCGCTGGCCCCGGCATGCTACCACGCCACGTGCCCCACCCCGATCACCGTCGGCGGGGGGGTGAACAACGCGGGCAGCATCGGGGGCAACTGCACGGTCTCGATCGCCTGGGGCTCGTCCCTCGTTGGCGCGGTGACCTGTGCCAGCAGCGTAGGAGTGGGGAGTTGCATCGTCATCACTTATATAACGTCGTCGATGACGTGTCCGCCCGGCGGGACGATAAGCGGGTCGGCATCCGTGGCCGCGTCCGGAGTCAACACGTGCACGAATCAGGTTCTCTGCAACAGCGGCGGGACGTGGAACGACACCATGACGGCCAGCGAATGACGAGCGATCTCTACGGCCGCATGAAGGCGTGGTTAAATTCCGGCAACGACACCGAGAAGACGCATGCCAGGCACCGGCTGGCCATGCCGGACGCCCTCGAGTTCGAGCGGACGGGCGTGGAGACCGTGCCCGAGTACCCGTCGTTCGGCTCGATGGTAGTCAACGCCGCGGCGACCTTCGCCGACTTCGTGGCGGACGGGCTGGCACTGGCGGACGAGCCCGAGGTGTCGCGGCGGCTGGATGAGTGTAGAAAATGCCACATGTACGATGATGAACAATTAAGATGCCGAGCCTGTGGATGTTTTTTACAAGGCAAAGCAAAAATCGCCGCCGCGAAATGTCCGCTTGATAAGTGGGACGCAGTTTGATATGATAACGGGAAGCCGGGCGGCTGTTACCCGACCGGCTCCCCTGAACACACTACCCTTGGAGGAGGGCGGCATGTCTCTAAGCAATTCTACCACGGTCGTTGACTATCGCGAACTCCCGAGATTACCCGGTTATCGCTTCGGTGATGACGGATCAGCATGGAGTCGATGGAGGCCGCTGGGAACCAAGAAGGGACAACACGGGGGTTGGACGCTTGGTGACGAGTGGCGACGAATCAAGATCTGCGTCACGACGCGGGGGGGTCGGTTGCATATGCCGCAAGTGTCTCTAAGGGGGAAGACGTATCGTGTCGGTCGTCTGGTCCTGGAGGCGTTCGTCGGCCCTTGCCCAACCGGCATGGAATGTCGCCATCTCGACGGCGATCCGAGCAACAACCGGCTCGGAAATCTGTCATGGGGCACGCACCAAGAGAACATGAATGACATGGCAAGACATGGGACACATGTTCGCGGCGAGGGTTCGGCAAACGCCCGTTTCACCGATGCCGATATTCGGGCGATCAGAGCAAGGCGAGCCGAGGGTGAGAAGCTTCGGGTGCTATCCCACGAGTATGGGACCAACACGGGCAACATCAGCAGGATAGTTCGTCGGCTTGCGTGGAAACACGTCGGCTGAAAGGAGACCGATCGTGGCAATTACAGTAGGTGACGCGACCGCGGCCGTGGCGACCGGCGCGGCGAATACCGTGATATCGGCCTCACCCGGCCGGCTCATGCGGATCACGATCACGACGACGGGCACGGCCGCGGCCTCGCCGGGATGCCCGAT